ATAATAAAGACCCAAATGTAAATTATATTTACTGTCAGAATGAAACTATATTACTGACTTCATTCTTAGCATATTGGAGAAAGAATCTACCAGAAGTAATCACTGGTTGGAACTCTCAGATGTATGACATACCATATCTTGCTGGTCGTATCAATCGTATTCTTGGTGAGAAGTCTATGAAAGACTTATCGCCTTGGGGTCTTGTATCTCAAGACGAAGTTTATATTAGTGGTCGTAGAAATATTACATATGATATTGGTGGTGTCACTCAACTTGATTATCTTGATCTATATAAAAGATTTACATATACAAACCAAGAGTCATATCGATTAGATTATATTGCTAACTATGAGTTGGGTGAGAAGAAACTTGATCATGATGAGTATGATACTTTCCGTGAGTTCTATACAAAAGATTGGGATAAGTTTGTTCGATATAATATCATTGACGTTCAACTCGTTGATAAACTTGAAGACAAGTTGAAATTAATTGAACTTGCGATTACAATGGCTTTTGATGCCAAAGTTAACTTCATTGACATTCACTATCAAGTGAGAATGTGGGATACTATCATTTACAACTACCTCAAGAAACAGAACATTGTCATACCACCAAAGAAAAGAACATCAAAATCACAAAAGTACGCAGGGGCGTATGTCAAGGAACCAAAGCCAGGAAAGTATGATTGGGTGGTTTCGTTTGACCTTAATAGTCTGTATCCTCATCTCATTATGCAATATAATATTTCCCCAGAAACCCTCAAGGATGACAGACACCCAACAGCTACGGTTGATCGAATACTTCAAGAAGAGATAGACTTTCAACTTCATAAGGATAGTGCTGTATGTGCCAATGGTGCAATGTATCGCACTGACATCCGTGGTTTCTTACCAGAGATTATGGAGAAGATATACACAGAAAGAACTGTGTATAAGAAAAAGATGCTTGCTGCAAAACAAAAGTATGAAGATACCAAAGACCCTAAACTTGTTAAAGATATTGCAACATTTAACAATATTCAGATGGCTCGTAAGATTCAACTGAACTCTGCCTATGGTGCGATTGGTAATGAATACTTTCGTTATTACAAACTTGAAAACGCAGAGGCGATTACTTTGTCTGGTCAAGTTTCAATCCGTTGGATTGAAGACCGCATGAACAACTATCTAAACAAAATTTTAAAAACGGAGAATGAAGATTATGTTATTGCTGTTGATACCGATTCTATCTATTTGCATCTGGGCCCTCTGGTCGAGGTTATATACAAAGAACGAGAGAAGACTACTGAGGGTATTGTTGGGTTCCTTAACAAGATCTGTGAGATGGAATTTGAAAAGTATATTTCGAGTTCTTATGAAGCGTTGGCCAACTACGTCAACGCTTACGAGCAGAAGATGTTTATGAAACGTGAGAACATTGCTGACCGTGGCATCTGGACTGCAAAGAAGAGATATATCTTAAATGTCTGGGATAGTGAAGGTGTCCGTTATGCGGAACCTAAACTGAAGATGATGGGTATTGAAGCTGTCAAGTCATCAACGCCTGCACCTTGTCGCACCATGATTAAAGATGTTCTTAAACTTATCATGACGAAGACAGAGGATGATGTAATCGACTTCATCGAAAACTGTCGAACAAAGTTTAGGTCATTACCACCAGAGGAAATATCATTTCCAAGAACTGTAAGTAATGTGAAAAAGTATAAGAGTGTCAATGCGATCTATGAAAAGGGAACACCGATTCATGCTCGTGGTGCTCTTCTATTCAACCATTATGTGAAGAAGAATAAACTCACACAAAAATATTCTTTGATTAACAATGGTGAGAAGATTAAATTTTGTTATCTTAAAAGACCAAACCCAATCCAAGAGAATGTAATATCATTCATTCAACAATTCCCAGAGGAACTTAACCTTGACAAATACATAGATTATGATCTACAATTTGAGAAGTCGTTCCTTGAACCTCTCAAGATTATTCTTGACTCGATTGGATGGCAGGCTGAGAGAACTGTAAACCTTGAATCATTTTTCGTATAATGGACTTACCTATTGATGATAAAGAACTAGACATGATTGTTTGGATGCTTGAACATGTATCTGGCGATGGTGCTGAAGAACTTCACGAAAAGTTGAAGTTAGTAAAAGAAGTTAGAGATAAGAACCCTGGCGGGCCTTATAAAAGAATACTTCGTGAAAAACATGGGATGGTAATTTAATGGACTTTCTAAAAGAAATAGTAAAAGAGATAGGAGATGAATATACGCAGATTGCGTCAGATATTGATGAGACTGAAAGATTCATTGATACAGGATCCTACATTTTTAATGGACTCATTAGTGGGTCTATTTTTGGCGGGGTTAGCAGCAATCGTATTACTGCCATTGCTGGTGAGTCGTCTACTGGTAAAACTTATTTCTCGCTTGCTGTTGTCAAAAACTTTTTGGACACTAACCCTGATGGGTATTGTCTCTATTTTGACACTGAAGCAGCCGTCAATAAAGGATTACTGGAGTCTCGTGGAATTGATACGACACGGTTGGTTGTTGTAAATGTAGTTACTATTGAAGAGTTTAGAAGTAAAGCACTTAGAGCAATAGATATATACTTAAAAAAAGATGAAGAAGAGCGTAAACCTTGTATGTTTGTGCTAGACTCTCTAGGTATGCTTTCTACAGAGAAAGAAATCACAGATGCACTGAATGATAAACAGGTAAGAGATATGACTAAATCTCAACTTGTAAAAGGTGCGTTCAGAATGTTAACACTTAAATTAGGTCAAGCAAATGTCCCACTCATTGTCACAAATCACACGTATGATGTCATCGGAGCTTATGTTCCAACTAAAGAAATGGGAGGGGGTAGCGGACTCAAGTACGCAGCAAGTACAATCGTTTATCTCAGCAAAAAGAAAGAGAAGGATGGTAAGGAAGTCATCGGAAATATTATCAAAGCAAAGACTCATAAATCACGTTTAACAAAAGAAAATCGTCAAGTCGAAGTTCGTTTATATTATGATGAACGTGGACTTGATAAGTATTATGGATTACTTGAGTTAGGTGAGATTGGTGGTATGTGGAAGAATGTCGCAGGACGTTATGAAATAAATGGTAAGAAACTTTACGCTAAACAGATTCTTGCTAATACCGAAGAATATTTTACAGAAGAAGTAATGCAAAAACTTGATACTATCGCAAAAGAATACTTCTCATATGGAACGAATTGAAACAACGGTTCTTCGGAATCTAATTTATAATGAAGAGTTCTCTAGAAAGGTCATACCTTTTATTCAACCTGATTACTTTGAACAGAGATCTGAGAAGGTTGTCTTTGAAGAGATAACTAAATTTATTGTGAAATATGGTTCAGCAATAACCATAGAAGCATTAAATATAGAAACTGATAATCGAACAGATCTTACAGAAGCAGAAGTAAAAGAAGTTAGAGATATTAATAATTCATTAGAAGATAAACCTGCAGACTATCAATGGTTGATGGATACTACTGAGAAGTGGTGTCGTGATCGTGCTATATACTTAGCATTAATGGAATCTATTGCGTTAGCAGATGGACAAGATGACGCTAAAGGAAGGGATGCTATTCCTACTATTCTCTCTGATGCTCTGGCTGTTTCTTTCGATAATCATATAGGACATGACTACTTAGAAGACTACGAAGAAAGATATGAGTTATATCACAAGAAAGAAGATAAAATCCAATTTGACCTCGAATTTTTCAACAAGATTACAAAGGGTGGGATTCCAAATAAAACACTCAATATTGCTCTCGCTGGCACTGGTGTTGGTAAATCTTTGTTTATGTGTCATGTCGCAAGCAGTGTGTTACTCCAAAACAAGAACGTATTATACATCACGCTTGAGATGGCTGAGGAGAAAATTGCTGAAAGAATTGATGCTAATCTTCTAAATATTCCTATACAGGATATTACTGATTTACCTAAACCTATGTTTGATAGTAAGGTAGTATCCTTATCAAAGAAAACTCAAGGTAATCTTATTATCAAGGAATACCCTACAGCATCAGCACATAGTGGTCACTTTAAGGCATTACTCAATGAACTATCATTGAAAAAATCTTTCAAACCTGATATAATATTCATAGATTACTTAAATATATGTGCGTCATCACGTTACAGAGCAGGATCAAATGTTAACTCGTATTCCTATATTAAAGCGATTGCTGAAGAGCTCCGCGGTCTTGCAGTTGAGGCTAATTTACCTATCGTCTCCGCTACTCAGACGACTCGCTCTGGCTTTGCTAGTAGTGATGTTGATCTTACTGATACAAGCGAAAGTTTTGGGCTTCCCGCAACTGCTGATCTTATGTTTGCTCTTATTAGTACGGAGGAACTGGAGGAGGTCGGGCAGATAATGGTCAAGCAATTGAAGAATCGTTATCATGATCCAACTTTAAATAAGAGATTTGTGATAGGTGTAGATCGTGCAAAAATGAAATTGTATGATTGCGAACAAAGAGCACAAGATGATATTATTGACAGTGGACAAGAAGTAGAGTATAATTCTGATAAGAGCAAAATGCTCAGTAAATTTGACGCATTAAAATTCTAATTATGTCTGGAGACTTTAATACACATAACAATCAACAACCACATATTAACTATGCAGGATCAAAAGTTGACTTGGATAAGTATGCTTTATTCGTGGATGGTGTCACATCCGATCCCAGTAAAGATTATCAATCTTTCCTTGAAAGTCTTAGTACCCTTGACGGAGAAGGTTCCAATATTCACAGGCTTCTTACTGCTGCTGTTGGGATTAGTGCTGAAGGTGGTGAGTTTATGGAGATCGTTAAAAAAATGCTTTTCCAAGGAAAACCTTGGAATCATGATAATCGTGAGCATCTTATTATTGAGTTGGGTGACGTTCTCTGGTATGTAATGCAAGCATGTAAAGCATTAGACATTTCAATTGAAGAAGTTGTAGTAGGTAATGTTGAGAAGTTAAAGAAGAGATATCCGGGTGGAGAGTTTAATGTATATAAATCTGAAAACAGAGCAGCCAATGACAGATAAAGAAACAATGATTACTGTTTATCAAGCAGAAATTGAAGTTCTTCAGAATGAGAACAACCAATTAAGAGCACAAGTTGCGTTCTTAAAAGAACAACTTACTTACAAAACTTTTGGAAAACCATGCTATAATGATAATGTAACCGATAAATAGTTGGAGCAACTCTAATAGCATGAGAGATCAATTAATCAAAGCACTTCTGGCCCATGCACAAGGTGACATTCAAAAACATGTAGCAAATGTAGAAGTGTATCTAACAAACCCTGCAGGTATTGGAGAACACTCTAATATTGTTGAGGCAATAGAACAGGAGTTAGATATGATTGCAAAGTATCAGGATCAGATCGATATAATTCACAAATATTTTAAAAAGTAATGGCTGTTTCAGAATCCGTAAAAGCCAAAGTCATTGAAACTATCAATGATACAAAAAATCTTTCGATTAAAAAAATTGAGGGAAAACAGAAGGTTTTTATATACGTACAAACCGATGGTCAACGAATTGATGCTAGAAATAATTTAACCAAAGCCTTAAAAAAAGAAAAAATTATTACAGAAGAAAAATTATCAAGTAAATCAACGGAACTTGCTACTTTTGTTAAGAATAAAAATATAATTATAGTATATAAAAATAAAAAAGGTGGTATGCAGGAAACCACACTTAATTCTACAATAACTGAATTATTCCCTGCCATAGCATTTGAAAATAAAATATCTACAAATCTTACTGAACAAAAATTTTATGCTGAGATACAGAAATCTTATGATCCTAAATCAAAAGTTTATGTGGGTAGTAATGATTACAAAGCGGGTAAAAAATTTATTGATGATGCAATTCATTCATCTCAGTTTAAAGGAAAGATTAAAAATGCTATAGGTGCATTAAAATATATCAATCAACAAAATAAAGGGAAACCAATTAAACAAGTATATTGGGGATATCGTGCTAAACCATCTGGTGTAAACCCATCACATCGTGGTGACATTTTTATTGAATTTAACGATGGTAAAATGCTTGGACTATCAATTAAAGCAGGAGGAGCAGGAACAAAAGAACCAAAGTTTAATACTTATGTTTCAGCAGTCATGAAAGATGGATATAAAGATGTGGATACTTATCAAAAATGGCAAAAAGAATCTTATGATACTTATTATAAAAAAGTTCCTAATATTCCTGCATTTAGTTTTTATGGTAAAGATCAAATGGTTGCAGCTGTGGCTAATCTAGAGGCAGATGATC